CTCGCTGGTTCAGACTCTGAGGTCCGCTTCGTCATTAGGGGTTAACGTTAAGAACTCCAGGATGTCTCGAAAGAGATTCACTGGACGCTTGACAGGTAGCACCTTCTTTGACGCAGTCCGTAAGTCCTTCAGAGATGATGGACACTACGGCCCGACATTAAGAGAGTACTTCCGGGCAGGGGCTGATGTTTTTCTCCAAGAGGAGTTTAACATCTCACCCTTGCTGTCCGATATAACGGGGATTTTCTCCTCGTTTGATCGCGCGTTGAAGGTTATGAATAACCTGATAACGAACGAAGGCAAGCGAAGGCGTAAGCATTTTGCTTATTCCTTCCGGTCTTCTCTGCAGAAGCAGAACGCTGATGGTTTCACTCTCTGTTCACTGTCCGATGAAAATTCGTACGGTGATCCAGTTAATGGACCTCGCGTCTACGGTGGCTGCATTCTCGGGTGTAAACTCGAGTACAGTAACGTAGGTTGGCCTGCACAGTTCTATGCTCAAATGGAATATAACTATTCCTTTACCGCTTTTCAGCGGGAGCACGCCAAGTTGTTGACTATTCTTGATCTTCTCGGGGTTAATCTTAATCCCGCGATTATCTGGAATGCAATTCCTTGGTCTTTTGTGGTCGACTGGGTTGCCAAATGTGGCAATTACCTTGACAATCACAAAGTGCTGAACATGGAACCACGGACTAACATAACACGGTACATGTGGAGTTGGAAAGTCCGTCGGCATCGGAATGGTATCTTGAAAAGTTACCAAACTGCTACCAACTCCCCAAATACACGTCGTACTCCCGACTGTCTACGAAGAGGCGTATCGCCGCGGCGTAGATATGCCGGTTTCAGACCCACTAGTACTTAGTGGCATAAGCGCACATGAGCTTAGTCTTGGCGTTGCACTGGCAATTCCGTCAGCGAAACGTCGCAAACGTGTCTAACGACACACAACTGAACGTTGCGTATGTGAGCACGTTCGAAACAAATCGATACGTATGGCACTTAGTGCTTCCTTAACAACTAATGAAGTGAAAGATCGTTCTGGTACTGAAGTCGAGTTTTCGAAACTCGGTAACGGTACCGTCGGTCGTTCAGTAACGTGGGCGCCGGCTGCCGAAACCCCGAACCTTCCACATCGCATTACCCTCTCTCACGAGGAGGTAGGCGCTGGGTTAGGTTTGAGGCGACGGTCTGTCCTGCGCGTGGATAAGACTCAATTGGGCGACGTTTCCGGCGACCAAGTGAGGCACAACATTGCGCAACTTACCCTCGACATTCCAGTCGGGGATATTAGCACGCTCAACGGCATCAAGGATGCTCTCGCAGAACTTACGTCTCTTGTTGCAACTAATGCAACAACAACGTTTGTCTATGATGGCACCGGAAATGGCGCTGCGGCACTGCTAAATGGTTCAATTGTTTGATTGAATCATGTTGCAGAACAGTAGGAATACTGCTCTGATCTCCTAACGGAGAACTAATGTTGTACAGAAGACCGTAAGTTCCCATAATAAAATATGTAACTTACGCTCCTATCTGTGTTCCACTATCCCGCGTACTTCAATAGTACTCGAGGTGTACGGTGCTCTAAGATGGATAACCATATGGCATCCAATAAGAGCTTAGATGTATACGTTCGTATCATCGCTGCACACCTTCGAGACGCTCATGCGTCATTTGGAGGTGAATTCAACACACGTTCGTTGCGCCTCACCACTGAAAAGGTGGAGAAGCGCATTAGAACGGAAGGCGTGGGTCTTCTAACGAAGACCTTTCCCCGTCTCTGCAAACACTTTGATAAAGTGTTAGCAGGTCAGGAGTCATTCGACTCTTCCAAGTATAGATTTGAATCTATGCCTGGTAGTAAGCTGCCTAAATTATTAGGTGAGCTATTCGAACGCGTGCTGTCTCACGACGGCACAGTCCTTCCCTCCCCCGACGCGAAATGCGTGGGGTTTATCAGAGAGTTCCTTGGTTTGTTTTACAAACTCAAGTTACCCTATGAAGAGGATCAAGAATCCCAGGTCATCCAAGCCTTTGAAAAGGCTGAGGAAGATCTGGCGAACCTTGACGATCACTTCGATATTATTCGTCGTGATCTTCATGTCAGGCTGCTCAACCACAGGCGTAGGGCGCTTCTTTCAAGGAGTTGTAGAGATTATTTCTCGACAAGTTCCAAGATAGGAACGCTTGAGCATGCAGTTGAATCAGTCCGCGAGGCCAGAATACTTTTATCTAAAGTATTCCAGGGCTTTAACGGCTACGACATCATTCCACGTCACGGTCCGGGCGCTGTTGCTACAAAGCAAGAGCACGCGGATAAGTTCCGATGGACTAATGTTAGTAGTAGGATCACCGAAGTTTATCCGATTGACGCATATTTCTATGCTTCAGCCGGCCACTTCTGTGATTCCTATAACAAGCTCATTGAGCTTGGTTCGAGCGATCTTCCTGCGCGAGTTATTCTCGTGCCGAAAGATTCCCGTGGTCCCCGCCTTATCTCTGCTGAACCCGTTGATTTTCAATGGATACAGCAAGGGCTTATGGCGGAGATTGTTCGTCGTGTGGAATCGCACTACCTTACCAAAGGGCGTGTGAATTTCACTGACCAACAAACAAACCGTGACCTTTCCCTTTTGGGATCGATCGACGGTTCGTACGCGACGCTAGACCTCAAAGAGGCCAGCGATCGCGTTCATGTTGAGTTAGTTCGCCTGTTGTTTCCAGATCACGTTTTACGTTTTCTAGAATGCAGCAGAAGTTCCTCAACGCGGTTGCCGGACGGTAGAGTTTTACAACTCAGAAAGTTTGCACCAATGGGATCAGCTTTATGCTTTCCCATTATGGCGCTTACGATCTGGTCTCTACTGTACGCTATCGCACCCCGAGATGTCCGTAAGGACATCTATGTATACGGTGATGATGTCATCGTTCCGCAACATTTTGCGGAGAGCGCGATGGCACAGCTTGAATATTTCGGTTTAAGAATAAACCGAGATAAGAGCTGCACCAAAGGACTCTTTCGAGAGTCCTGTGGCATGGACGCTTTCATTGGCGTCGATGTCACTCCTGTCCGAATTAGGACAGTTTGGTCCGAATCACCCAGCCCCGGTTCTTATCTATCATACATTAGCTATGCTAATGCATTTTTTGATAAGAGACGTTACAATGTCTACTACGCTATCATTAGCGATCTAGAGCGCCTTTATGGCACTCTACCTGGCCCAGAGGTTGGTATCTCTGCGCCTAGCATTCGATGTAACCATCATGTCAACAAGCGTGTACGTCGACGTTGGAATAAGAATCTTCAAAGATTCGAATACCTATGTTTAGTACCCGCCACTGTTCGACACGTTGATCGTCGTGATGGTTGGATAAGTTTACTTCGTTATTTTACGGAGTTCTCTCGTCCTTCCCCCGACCTCAGCAATAACACATCAATCCTGAAAAGAGATTATTCTCTCCAGTTCCAATGTAATAGAGCTGGCTCGATTGACACCGGCACGTATACGAAGCGAAGAACTGTAAAACTAGTTCTTCGTTGGCGATGATAAGGAGGTGACGCGGTGGGCTGT